CGTGCCTGGATACCATTGAGTATTATTATTAGATTGATTATTATTTACTCTAGCAAATAACCTAACTGAACTTCTAAAAGTTTTGTCATTTGGACCAACTTCTGATAAATCTCTTGGTATTTTATTTATATTGTCGTTTATTAAAACTACATTAGCAGTTTGCCCTACTGGATCAGGTTCAAAAGCTACAGGGTTTTCTGGCCAACTAAAAGTTATTGTGTCAGTAGGTTGAGGGCCAACAATATTAGTGGGTGTATTTGTTGTAAATTTTGTAAATTCACCACTTTGATCTTTGTTAACAATAAGAGTACTAATTGCTTCAAAAGCTCCACCTGCTGGCGCTTCACCAATTTGTAAACTAGTAGCAAGCATACCAACTTGAACTCTTTGATTTTTTGTACTAAATATAGGTGTTGACTGGGCGGTCATTTTAAAAGTAAAACCATTATCTTGTGATATGTCTGGTTTAGAAATTTGTGTACCAAATATTTGTTGAGGATAACCCGTAATAATTCCAGGTAAAAACACATTATAATAATCTTGTTGTTGTTGCTTTACAACAACTTTATACGAATACCACCCTTGAGAGTTTATATTGTATGCAAATTTATTGTCAGGATTTGGCGTCGATGAAGACAAAGAATATATTTCTTGATTTATAGGTCCATCACAAGTTATTTCATAATAAGTAGTTCCACCAGCCGGAGGTGTTACATCTGTAACTTTAACGTAATCAATATATTGCCCTCTTAACGAAGAGCCATCAATTGGTAAACCTGTAGTAACGGAGCCATTAAGCGTAAACCTATATTTATTAACAGCTGGAAAAGAAACTGCTGTACCCGCAATATTAAATCCATCTGCAATAGGATTAGCATAAAGACCAGGTTGTCCGTTTGTTTCACCAGTTGTACTTGGATTACCGTTTAATCCAGAAGAAATTCCGGTGTTTAATATAAGTCTTAAAGCATCTCCAAACCAATTTTTAACAGTAGGGTTTATATTATTTGGGTGATACGGTGCGTATATAGTAGATCCGCCATAAACAATACCAGCATCAGTTTCTGTGTTTATATCAACTAAAGATAATATAACATCTGATTGTCTACCATACTTGTCTGATAATATAAAACCAACTTGATAAGTTCTATTTTGTTTTAAAGAATGATTTGGGTATTCAGACCAAGTTGTAAATTCACTGCTTGTTGTATTTTTAGGCGCTATACCTACTCTATAATTTAATAATCTAGGAGAAGTATATTTATCTAAAAAATTTCCATATATAACTCTATTTCCCGATACAGCTTGGCCTAAAGCTTTTACAGGTACTTTATCATAAACTCTTACTGTTTGTTCTGAAGGTAAAGTTTTAAAAGGTTTACGAGATTGGTATCTATAAATATACTTATTGCTTGTAGTACTAGTTCCTATAGATTCTATAGTTTCTAAAACTTTTATACTTAAGCCATCAGACTCTTTATATAAAATATCAATAGCTGAAATCTTATAGGTAGAAGTTGATTCAGTACCTATATTGTTTTGAACATCAGGTAGTGGAATTATTAAATCAATATTTTGAACTCCATTTTCCATAAATTCAAGAATAGTGCTTCTAAAAGTAGAGCTTTCTTGACCCTCTAGAAAATAACCTTTTTGTTTTGGTATAAAACCTATTTGTGTAAATGGAGCCATTATAGAATACTCACCATCATCAAACTTAAACCTGTAACTAAATCTTACAAATTTATTTTCTAAAAAATTAGGATCACCTGGCCAAGCTGCTCCTCCATTAAAATCTAAAGTTATATCTTCACCAGTCATTGTTGTACTTAAAAAATATATAGTATCACCAGACGCAATGTTACCTACAGCTTTACTTAAAGTAACCACAGTGCTTGTAAAGCTTACAACATGTACATAATCTTCTGGTTGCAAATCTGCATTGCCATATTCAACAACTGACATACCTTTTATTATGCCTGTTGTGTTTGCAAAAGTTAAGGTACTAGTAGATCCTGATGTTGTTGTAGTGTTTTTAAAAACTGTATTAAGAAGACTAATTCCTTCATAAGGATTATATGTTGCAACAGAAATATCTGATTCTTGAGTATAATAAACTGAAGAACTTAAAGCTTTTTTTATGTTTATTTTTCTAGGTTGATTTCTGTTATCTGTAAAAAATAATAAATCTTCTATTAAATCAACACCTGTTATAGGATTACTTTTAGAGAAATTAAGAAATGTACCACTAACTAATAGTGTTGGCGTGTTGTTTGCTGGAGTGAATTGATATATGTAACAATTATTTGTAGAAGAAGGAAGGGTTGGATTATCATTTGTATCATCATAATCTGTTAAAAAAACAATAAACCTATTATTAGATTCGTCTGAATAGTAACCTATTACCTCTATATTTACATTAGTCAAGCCAAAATCAGTTTTTAATATATTCCCTCTAACATTTTCTAAAGCACCTATATCATCCTCTTCTGACTTACCTACAGATATGTTTTTTGCATCTCTATATTCACCATTAGGTATTAATCTATCATCCAAGTCTTTATTCATCTTGGATCTTAGAAAACTGTTTTTAATTTCTGCCATGTTTAATATTTAATCCATTTAGATTTTTGTCTCATAACTTGAATTATTTGATCAAGCTTAAGATTTGATAATCTAATTTTTGCATTTCTTAATTTAGCGCTTCTTTCTTTTTGAAATCTTTTTACTATATATTCTTGTACACCTCTACTTACTGATAATATAGAGTATATAATATGAGAGTATAAAGCTTCTTCAGCCATTTTAGGTATTTTCATATTCATTTCATAAGCATTACCATCAGAAATATATTCTATTAAAACTAGTTTGTTTTTTAAATCACTAGTAAAATTAAACATTCCTGTTCTTTCGTTTATTGTAAACCATCCATTTGTTTGGCTAGTCTCAGGGTTTAAACCATAACGTTGTCCTATAAAAGGCATATTGTAAAAATCCCATTGATATATATTTGATCCAGACTCTAAAGATTGTTCTGTATCTAAATAACCTCCACTTATGTATCTTGGATTATTAGTATCCCATCTTGACTCTATTTGAGAAGTTCCTTGCACGTTTTCACCTACACTATCTTGAGTTGGCACCCCTAAATTATCTTGAGCTGGCATCTCTGTAGGGTTTGATGTTAGTTGATTTGCCGGAAATATTGTTCTTTGTACACCTAAACTATCTATCCAAGAAAGTCTTACATAGTTAACATAATCTTGAGGTATTATAATAGCTAAATTGTCTGGTATAGTTACTTCTTGAGCGTTAACACTTTTTAAAGTATCATAGCTAAACTCTTGTAAACCTCGTTTAGCATGAAATATAACATCTGTTCTTTTTACGCTAGATATAAGCTTACCAACACCTACATAAGCAATTAAAAAATTATCAATAACATCAGTAAGCTTTGTGTATTCATAATCACCATTATTTTGGTTAATGGTGTTTTCATTCATTTGTATTTTAACATAAGTACCAGCGGCTAAGTTACCTATTATAGTAACAATGTTTCCAGCCATAGTCCACACGGTAACTCTTCTAATACTAAGTTGAATGTTATTAGTTACAACATTTGGAAGAGGGTTACTCATAACGAGTGTATCAACACCCGCGTTTGTTGTTTTAGAAACTATAGTTCCATAATTAACTCCAGTTGATTTATCTATTACAGCAAATAAATTACCTCCTATAGCAGAAGCATTGGTGGTTATTGTTAAATTATTTTGACCCGCATTGCTTGTACCATTTGATACAGCATCTACATCTGTTGCTGATGGTGTTAGTTCAGTCCAAATATTAGCTGTTGGGCTAGTAAATATTTTAAAATTATTTAAATTATAACCTTGATTAGCGGGATCTGAATAATTAAAGCCAACACCTACAACTAGGTCTATGTTAAAACTAGACGTAATGGTTTGACCAGCACCTGCAGCTGAAATATATTTCTGCTGAGATCCAGCGTAATATTGTTTATTAGTTTCGGTTATTAAACCACCATTAGGTGTAGACATGTGTTAACTTTTTTGATTTATGTTTTCTTGTTGTACTTGAGCTGCTGCAACTTGAACTATTTCAGGACTTTTAATAACAACACCTGCGTATATTAATATTTTTAAAACAAGTTCTGTTTGTTCTGAGCTGTGTATTTCAAAATCTACTGATGTAGCAGCATTATAAAGATACTGGTTTTGTAAACCTAAAGTAAAATCCCAGCTTGGAATAACGGGTTTTTTTATATAATCACAAGATATTCCACTGTTTATACTGGTTGGATAAACAATTAATTTTTCATCTTCATATAAATAAACAGGAAAATGAGATGTAGGTTTTGTTAAATTAGAAGAAAGCAAATGATATAATTCTCCCCTAGTAACTCTTTCTAGTTCGTGAATTGGTAAAGCTCCATTAGTTATATTAACAACACCTAGCTTGTATACAGGTGATTCATTAGGTGTTGTCCAAGTTCCTGATACAGTTATATTATTTGTAAAAGTTAAGTTTTGAGCAGCTTGAAAGTTTTGTGTAGAATTAGGAAAAATAAAAACACCATTAGCAGGGTTGTTGTCTACTGAAGCAACAACAGGATTGTTTACAGCATTTGCGCCTGTTATTGCAGCGCCAACTTGTATTGTTGCGTTTGCTGCGTTTTTTTGTACAGAAAATTCATTAGGAGAATTACCACCAGACGGAGAAACTACAACAGCATTAATAACATTTGCCGGAGGAATAGCGGCACCAGTAAAAGTTAAAACGTTATTAGTGAAACTAAAACCAGTTGTTTGCGTAACACCATTTACTATTACAACAGGGTTTTGCACTGTTTGTGATGTTGTTGTATTAGGAATTGTATAATTAGCAGCACCTGTTGATGTAAAGGTTGAGGTAAGAGGAGTATTAGTAGTAGACGCTGGTAAAGAAAAGAAAGCAGGAGGACCTGCTGTGTATGCGCTACTACCGGATGTTTTAAAGATAGAAATTTTTTCATCAAGACTTACGACTCTATCTGCGTAGTCTACGTTTGTTTGTGGAATACGTATTTGCTGGTTAAGATCTTCAAAATATTTTTCAAATATTTCTAATTGAACTTGTGCACCTATTTTATTAAACTCAACAGGTGTCATGTAACCTCTCTGTTCTTTATTTAGTATTAATAAAACGGTTTGATATACAGTATTTACGTTTATTGCCATTTTAATATTTTAGTTAATAATGACAGGGCCACGTTTTAAGTGACCCTTCACTATATATTATAGTTACATGTTATTGTAACTTTTTCTCAATTGTTCTGAAAACTTCAACGCCTTCGTCAGTTTTGAAAAAAGCAGCCATAGCTGAATAAGGGTTTTCATCAAAAGGTACTGTCATTAATTTTCTATCATTAGATCCCCAGTGAAACGTTCTTTGATCTTGAGATATTTTAACAATTCCTTGTTCAACAGAAAGTATTGCTACGTTTCTTAGACCAACGTTTTCATCATTAGCTAATTCTAAAAACATTGCTGGATTTTTCTTAGCCATTAATAATATGTCTCTTTTAAGTTCTTTAGAACTAAGATCTTTTACTGCTGATCCTATTTCAACTCTTAGTATAGCTTCTGCTTGATCTATTTCTATAGATTTTGCAGCGTTTAAAGCTGTAATTTCTAAATCTAACTCTTCTAATTCATCTACAGCTACAACTTTAGGATCGTGTTCTTCAAAAATTGAACCTTTTCTTGGATGACAATCTAAAAACTTTTGTAAATTTTGTTTTTCTTTTGCCACTATTAAAGTACCATTTTCAAACATAATATGACCTAATGTACATTCACCTTTTTGTTCATCAACAAAGCATGAGTTTTGGTTAGTTGCATATCTCAATTCTCTTTGTCCGTTTGTTTCTTTATCAAACCATAGCAATGGATAAACTGAATTGTGTTTAGTTTGTAAAGTATATGTTAAAGCAAAGTTGTTATTTAATAAATAATAAACTCTATCTTTTATTTCCCAAGTATTCTTAGGTTTTTTAATTTCTTTTTTTACAACAACTGGAGCTTCCATAACAGGTGCTTCAACAGCTTGTTGTTCTTGTGTTTTTTTTGACATGATATAATATAATATAATTAATAAAAATAAAGGGCTAGGCGCCGAAGCGCCTAACTCTTTAATATAATCTTAAGCTTGGAACAATACGAAATTGTTAGCAGCTTGAGTTACAAGACATCTCTCAGATAAGAAATGAACTTGCATTGCATCTAAACTTGACGTGTAAGCACCACCAACAGATCCAGTGATCCATTGCTTGTACCTTCTGTCATCAGCTTCAGAAGCTCTATAACGTACGTGTAAGAATGGTCTTCTTATGTTTGAACCTAGCATTTGGTCATAAACAGTAGAAGTTCCAGCAGGGATTAACACCCCATCAATGTTGTTCACTTGAACACCACCTCTTGTAGAAGCATCATTTAGATATTTCCAGCTAGTTTTATAGAAGTCATAAGAACCTCTTCTGAAACCAGAAAAACCTAAATTAAGAGCCATTTCTTGAGAGTTCTCAAAAAGCCCATAAGCAGTACCTCCTTGCGAACCACCTGAAATTTGCGATAACATATCGTCAAAACCTAAATCAGTAGATCTGTTTAAGAAAAGCATGTTTTCTTCAATAGCTCCTTGAGTATCTAAGTTTTTAAGAATTTGATCAAAATCGCTTATTCCTGTGCTAGCAGAAAATCCTTGCATAATATTACCTCTTGCTTGAATAGCAGCAAATAGACCTTCTGATCCATGAGCAGCAGTAGCAGCACCAAACCCAGTACCAGCAATATTACCAGCAGCAGCTTGTACAGCAAACTGACCGTTAGCATTAGCTAATTCACCTTCAATCATTGCCATTTCTAAGTAGTCATCAAATCTTAGTCTTGTTTCAGACTCAGACTTTAGATACCATAAGTATCCTGATGTACCATCTTCAGTAGCAACCTCTACCCATCCAATTTGTGCAGTGTCAGAACCAGAAATTTGGTATCTGTCTTTTATAATAATTGGTTGATTAGAAAATTGTGTGAACTGTGGCTGAGCAGCAGCAGTTGAACCAACAGTTCCTTTTGCAAATATTGAACCGTATACAAACACTTTAAGGTTTGCAGCACCACCTAATGTATCTAAGTTAGCTACAGAAAATGCAACTACACTAAACCGTGTGTTAGTTCCACCACCAGCAGCAGCAGGTGCTACAGAAACTAAAGCTTTTATAGTAACCCCAGTTGTAGGGTTCATAATAACTACAGTGTCGTTAAGATTAATAACTCCAATTGTTTGTACAGGCGCTGTTTGACCAGCTCCAGCAACAGGAGAAACATTAGCAGTTGTAGGAACTTGAATAATTCCAATAGCAGCCGCACCAGCACTTACTACTGAACATCCAGTGTAAGATACGTGTAATCTATTTTGTTCTGACCAAATAACTTGATCGGATGTCATTGGCATTTCAGCGCCAACCATTCTAAGGAATCCAGATAAAGTTCTGTTTCCATATCTTTCTACCTCAGCTTCATAAACTTCTGGTAGGTATTGTTGAGCAAAATCGTTAGCACCACCAGTAAAGTTTAGGTAGTTACTATTAAGAATTTGCTGTTGTTGAGATGGCACTATTGAGCCAAATACAGGTGTTAAATTTCCCATTTGTAATTTTAGTTTTTGTTAAATGATTTTTTAATTTTTAATTTTGAAGAATCAAGACCACTAACAGACTTTATTTTATATCCACCAACACTAACATCTGAGGGAGCCGCAGCTCTTGGTTCAGTGGTAATATTGTTAGATTTAGCACTTATATCTCTAACAGCGTCGGCTTTGCCTTGCTCATAAAAATGTTGTGCAATACTGTCTGCATTGTCAGCGGCATAGATAGCTTTGTGATAACCTTTAACATCTTTAACTTCGCCTTTCTCGTTTAAGAACTTCTTAACAGAATTGGAAATATTTGATTGTTTATCAACTACATCATTTACATTTTTAATTCCATACCTAAATTTTTTATCACCAATTTGGAAATCAAAACCTTTGAATTCATTAGTGAAATAATCTTTAGTGTTAGATTTAAAATCTTCATGATGTTGTTTTACTACGGTTTGCTCTTCGTTGTAGCGGTTGAAAAAGTCAACAGCTTTTTGTTGCTCTTGAGTGGTACCAGGTCTCAACTTGATCTCTTGATAATAATCACTTTTAAGAGTTTCCAAATGCTGTTTTGCTTTTGCAACTTCTTCTTTATAAGCGAGTTTTGCTTTTCTTACATCTCGCTCTTCATCCACTTCTTCATCCCAAGAAAAATTATCTTCAATCATAAAGTTAATTTCTTCAGAATTTAAGTGTGATTTAGTTTTTTTATAATACTCTCTTAATAAAGTATCATTGTCTACGTTAGAATAGTCAGCGTTTAATCTAACATAATCTTCTAACGTACCTCCAGTTTTATTCATAAAATCAACCAGTTTTTCTATATTTTCTGGTAAATCCATGTTGGGAGCAACTGGTTGTGTTTCTTGTTTTACAGGTGCTTCCATTTTTTCGCCTATTTCAACAACGTCTTCTTGTTTTATCGGCTCTTCAATAACTTCTTCAATTATTGGTTTTTCTTCTGTAGTTTCAACTGATTCTTTTTCAACATTTGCAATGGGCTTCTGTTCTCCTCCGCTTCCCACTTCTTTGCCATCTCCGGTTTGTTGATCCACATCCACATTCTTTGTTTCTGACTCTGGAATGGCATCTGTTTTTGTTTTTGGTTTTGATAAATCTACTTTGAGTGGTTTATCAATTTTACTTAATTGTTTAGGTTTTATAACTTTAGCTTTAACTTTAAAGTCACCTTCTTGCTTAACTTGTTCTGACATAATATAATATAATATAAATTAATAAAATTACGACAACTCTTCTGTCACTTCAATATCTTCTTGACCTGACATAGGTTGTTGCATTGATTGTTGCATTGGTTGTAGAGGCATAGAAGACATCATTTGATCTGGATCTTCATTTGTCTCAAAATCCGTAGGTAATAAATCATTTTTTCTTTGATCTATCATTTTAGATTGTTGTGTAGCTTGGATTCTAGTTCTTTTATCCTTACGATCTTCAATATCAGCTTCTTTTTGACTCATGGCTTGTTTTTCCATTTGAGCTAATTGTAAATCATATTGAAATTGCTCAGCCATTAATTCTTTTTTAATTTGAGCTTCTTGTTGCATTCTTTGTATTTCAAACTGAGATTTAGCTTGTTCAATACTAACTTTTTCTTGAGTAATTGCTTGTTGTTTTTGAACTTCATTCATTGCAGCTTGTTCAGCAGCTTTTGCATTAGCTTCACCTTGTGCGGCAATTATTTCTTTTTGATTTGCTTGATCTTTTTCTTGTTTCTTTTTACGTTTAAGTTTTAGCATTTGATTTGCTAACTTAATATTTTTTATTTGTCTAACATCAATAGCGTCTTCTAAATCAATACCTCCACTTTGTAACGCTACCTGTATGTTTTGTTCTAACTGAGCTTGTGCTTCTTCGTCAGGTTCTAGTTCTAAATAAATTCCAAAATCATGTAGGTTTAACTTTGATATTTCTTTTAAAGTTTCTACGTTGTATACTGATATACTTTCTTTTAATGCGCTTGCTGTTAATGGAAAATTTAATGCATCAGCAACTCTAAGCGCAATGTTTTCACACGTTCTTAGTGTTAAATATAAACTAGCATCCAATATATGTCTAGTTGCTACATTAGACGCGTTAACTGCTAATTTTTGTAAACCAACTAATGAATCTTTTTCTGGCATCGAACCATCTCTTGCTTCGTTAAGACCAGTTACATCTCTTATCATTTGAAGGTAATATTGATATACACCTATTAATGATTGTATTTTTGCATTACCACTAGATGTTTGTAATTCTTGTATGGGTACTTTACCCCTGTTAGGATCACCATCTTGAGTTAAGCTTCTACCGACTATACTACCAGTTTGGAAATACATGTTTAAAGCTTCTTGCGGATTATAATTAGTACCGTTACCTAAATCAACTTCAGCCAAACCATCAACATCTACAAATACACCATCTGGTACCATCCTTGCTATTACTTGTTGTAATTTTAACGATGTTATTTGAATCATATCTGCATAAGATGTCATTCTTCCAACTAAAGACTCTATTCTACCTTCATACATATGTGGTGCACATATATTATAATTCATATAAACTTTTGTTGTATCGGCTGAAGGTCTTGTCATGTTTTCAGCTAATTTCCACTGTAACATTTCAGGAAGACCCATAATTTTAGCACCGCTAAATAACACTTCTATACTTCTTGATACTCTATCAAAATTATCGCTAGGAGGTGGAGCAAAAAAATCAGGTTTTTCTAAAGCTTTTTCTAGTCCTTGATCTGTTTGTTTTATTTTAAAAACTTGATCTATATAAGTTTTGTATTCAAAATACATAACCTGAACCATATCATTATTAGTGCTTGGTCCTCTCATATAGCCCGCGCGGCCTGGGTATTTAGCTATTTTAGCAAGATCTTCATTTGTTAAATCAGGAAATTGCTTTTTTAATTCGGCTAAAGGTATTACCTTAATTTCTCCAGCGTAATAAATGTCTTCAAAATTAGGATCTTTTGTATAAGAATAAACTAAGTCAACTGGATCAACATAGTCAACAGTTACTCCGTTAGCTCTATTAAAGTTAGTTTTACAGGCTCCAATACCTAAAACAGTTAAATCATTGTTTAATCTTTTTTTAACT